ACCAATTTGGTGTGATCCAAAAGAAAACCAAAGTTGTAAAACGAGTAGCCGGGCCACAAGGGTCCAGACCATTAACAAGCCTCGCTACATTCCCTTCGGTCGACGGGCGCATTTGAGTACGCCCGAAGCTTTCGGGTGAATATCACACGATAAACGGACGCTCGACGGAGGTGTGGGATCCTTAGGAGGATCACTCAGGGACGTGAGCGTCTGGGGATTAGGGACACCTACAGGAAGGATGGGATATCCAAACTGGAGGTCGTCACGCGCAGCGATGAAAGGAAAAGCTGCGACAGTGGGGGGGCTTCCGCCTGGCTCCTGCGAATAGAGATTGAGCTGTTGCTCATTATACGTAATGAACGCATTCGAGAAAGCCAAAACCGCGAACGGATTAGGTAGAAGCTGGGGAACGGTAACCCGCGTAGTCCGGTCAGCTGCCGAAAAGTAGACCACGGGTTCGGTCGAAGGGGCATCGGTAGACCCCGGACCCACCACTACGGTGTCTCGATCGTCATAGTCCAAAGGATAGAACCTGCGATATCGATACCCACCGGAGCGGTTAAGGAAAGCTGCTCGCCACGTGCCAAAGAGCGTACCGCGAAACTTCATATACCTCTGAGTTGCTGCTTGGGCGGAATCATGGATGTCAATAGGCATGATATCCATTGAGGGCGCATAGAAACCATAAGTGTCTAGATCGCCTATCGCCATTGGTGAGTAGCGCTTAGCGATGTCAGTTATAGCTCCAAGAACTTCCGCCGTTGCGTAGTCATGATCGACCATGTAGTGACAGTTTTCAACAAGAGGTGGAAACCGCTCCGCGAAGGTGTCAGCGATTGAACACTGGGGTGTGCCCCCTCGCTTAATCCTCGCGTTAGCGGGTAAAGGTTTCACGGGCCACGTTGTCTCATTTGCGACGATTGGATACGCGAACTGAATATCTTCTCCACCTGCGACCCAAAACACCACATTGATGGGCGTATCGGACGCACACTCCGAACAGACAATAGGCGTCTGTAGAGTGAGAGTGAACTCATTGGGGATAGTAGTCAGCTCAAGCGTGTCTTGCCACAAGTTCATGTTCAACCAAGGAAGGGTCGTACAATCGATTGTGGGTCCCTTGACGTTAATGACCTTAGAGATCGTCTCCGGATACTGATCCGCGGTAATAGTCGCCGCGTTAGCATCGATAGGGTTAGAGTACGTCAGGGTAAATCGTGCTGAGGTGAAGGCTGCGCAAAAGAACTGAAGCATAAGTTTTACGCTACCTCGCCACATGAGAGACGTAGCCGCGCAGTAGTCGAGCGGGGTCCGAAGAGCATCCTCGTGACCAAAAGTGATGATAGGAGCTTGAAAGTTGTCACCCTTAGTCACGTAGGACTTGTAGGCTCGAATGCCCGGGATACGCGCATATCGCGACACCGTGAAGTTTTCGCCCGCAGGCATTCTTGACGGCGATGGTCGCGCGTAGAGACGTGATCGGATAGACGTCGACACGTTACTGTCTGGGATGTCAGTGACGTACATATCCGTACTTGCCTCCATGATGAATGGGGATTGTGTTTCCTCCCTGTCCGCCTTGTCGAAAGGAATCAAGGAAGTTGCAATGTCTCCCAAAGTGTCAATCCCCGCTTCTGCAGTGTCCATCAATGCTGTCTTGAGGAAACTGCCCACAGATGGCTTAGGCGGTTGACGCTTCTG